ACCCTCCAGAACCCGCTTCTCCAACTTATGATGTTGTTAATCAACAAGGTCAATTTACACCTACACAAGCCGATACTGGCGTGCCTGTACAAGTAGGATCATCCTACACACCAGGCGGTGATGCTTATGCTCCCGTTGGTCCATCTGACACATATAAATCGGCTGATGTATTGAACCAATATGGTCAAACTACTCCGTATGTTGCAGGTCCAACTTCAATGCAACAAGCTGGTCCAGCTTTTCCTACCGTTACATCTGCGCCATCACCTGTAGCTCCTGGAGTTATTAGCCCAGATCAACAAGCTCCTTCTGCTGCTCCACCTACTAAACCAAGTGAACCATCATGGACAGACAAATTAACCAAAGCAATTACCGATCCAAATACATTGGCTAAACTTGGCTTGACTGCTGGATTAGGTTTGTATGGAGCTAATCAGGCTCGTAAAGCGGGAACTCAAACACAAGCTGCCACTGCCGAACAAAAGGCTATTGGACAGCCATATAGCCAACAAGGTCAGCAATTGGTCACTCAGGCTCAACAAGGTCAATTAAGCCCCGCAAGTCAACAAGCCTTAGATGCTGCAAAAGCGCAAGTTAATCAAGGTATTGCTAATCGTGGTGGTGTAGGTTCACAACAAGCCTCCAACCAAATTGGTAATTTGTATCAATCATTGCTTGATAACCAATACAAATACGGCTTGCAGATCATGCAGATTGGTGACAACATTACCTTGGGCGCTATTAAATCTGGATTGCAATTGGATCAACAATTACAAACTACTACCAACAATTTCTATGCTCAATTGGCTAGTATTGCTGCTGGTGGATCTGGTCAAATGCCTTTTGCACCTTCATTACAAACTCAGAGGACTTCATAATGGCTGAGATTGAACAAGAACAAAGCCCACAATTAAAAGAAGCCATTGGAGCTGACTTTAAGCAGTTTCCGTTTTTAAAAACAGAGCAAGCTGCCAAAGAAAAGGCTTCTGAAGCCAAGGTTAAACTTGAATCGTCAAAAACTGCTTTAGAGGCAGGAGAAAAGCGCAAGGCTTTAGAAGGCGTGTCTGCTCAAGATAAAGCTGATTACGAAACATATAAAAGAGCAGAGGTAGAACCACCCGAATTTAAGCCAACTCAAGATAATGCTATGGATCTTGGCGCTTTATTTAGCGTGATTGCTACTATGGGTGTGGCATTGGGTGGCACTGGCAAGCTATCTGCTATGAACTCTTTAAATGCTATGGGCGGTATGCTCAAAGGATGGCAATCAGGTCGCAAAGACTTGTTTACTAAAGAACAAGCTATTTTTGACAAAGAAACAAATCGTATTAAGACAATTAACGACAAGTTATTAAAAGATTTAGGGCAATTACAAAAGTTACGGGTAACAGATAAAGAAGCAGCTCTATTGTTGGCTGCTGAGATTTCAGCTACTAACCCAGGGATTATTGCGCAACAAATTGAATCAGGTAGGCTTGATGTTGCTGCTGATACTGCGCATCAAGTATCCAATTCCATTATGGAAATGAAAAAATTAGCTGCTAAACACAGCGTTTCTGGTAAAGCGTTAACAAAAGACATATTGCCAGCAATTCAAGGTATTCGTGGCATCAATGATTTAGAAACTCAATTAAATGATCCTGAAGTTCAGGCGGGATTAAAAGCAAAAGTAGCACCAATATTAGAAAAAATTGCATCTTTAGGTAAAAAAGATTTTGAAGCTGCGGTAAATGAAAATTTAACTGGCACAGACAAAACTACATTATTCCTTAAAAGTGCTTTGCTCGAATCGTATGCAATTGAAAGAGCAGCTTTGGGAGGTGGTCGTTTAACTGTACAAATGATGAAACAAGCTGGTCCAGTTCTTGATCCTACAAACTATAGACCTGAAACTTATAAAGCATTGTTAGAAGGAAGAAGAAGGCAGTTGTATAACAATTTGCAAGATTTAGGAATGAGTCAAAAAGACATTGAAGAAAAGTCTGCGGAACACGCTTATACACCTTATGGTGGACAAGTGCCTCCAATTGTTGAAAAATCAAAAGAAGATGTGACTGATCTAAGATCTAAAGCAAAAGCAAGGATTGCTGCTGGCGCTTCTGAAGAAGCTGTAAGAAAAATGTTTAAAGATTTAACAGGAGAGGAGCTGTAATGGCTGATCCATTTGCAGACATTCCAATTAAAGGCGAATCAAAAGATCCGTTTGCAGATATTCCTGTTAAACCTAGCTTTGGGGAAAAAGCAGAGGGCTTTGTTTATGGTTTAGCTACTGGTATCCCTGGTATGTTAGGTGATATTGAAACCATGTTGCCTGGTGGACCTGAAGTAGGAGCAAAAGGTCAGGGCGCATTAAAAGGTCACGAAACAATAGCTCCAACTACTGAAAACATTAGGGAAATGTTAACTAAAGTAGGCTTGCCACCACCTCCTAATCCTGCTGTAAAAGGCTATATCACTGCTGGTGAAATTGCTCCTGCTGTTGTTGGAGGCGGTAAAGCGGTTTATGAAAGCGGTAAAGCATTATATGGCTTGGGAAAAACCCTTGCTGAAAGACTTTCTTTAGGCAAAACTTCAAGAGAATTAGCTGAATCATTGCGATCTGCCACTGAAAAACAAGCGGGTCAAATTGCTAAACAAACTGGTCAAGAAATGACTGCTGCTGAGCAAAGATCTGCTATTGCGGGTAAAGCAGAAGAAAAAGCAGGTCGAGGCGGTGAAACAGCATTAAAACCATTGCCAGGTGTTACTACTGAAATGGAAGCGGGAAGATTTAAGCCTATTGCTCAGACTGCTCAAGATATTGGCACAAGAATTAAAGACTCTGCTAATAAAGTTATGGAAAATTTGCGTTCAAAAAGAAACGCCAACGCTGAAAAAAACAAACAAGCTGCTTTTGGTTATGCTTTTCAAAAAGAAGCTGCTGGACAAACTATTAAAGAAACCAAGGCTTATAACAATGCCCTTCAAGAAATTGATGCCATGATTAAAAATCCTACTACTGGGTTATCAGGCGTTCCTGTAGGTGAACTTGAGGCTCAACTTAAAAAGATTCGTGGAATATTGGATCGTACTATTGTTGATGTAGATGGCACTGTTATATCCAGAAAACCAGCAAATTTTGAAGGACTGGAAGATGCAAGACGGTGGTTGCGTGATAAATCTTATGGTGTGCCAGCGCAAGGATATGATGCTATTAGCCAACAAATGGCAGGTCGTTTTGCTGATCGTATTGAGGCTATTCAAAAAGAATTTTCTTTAAAACCTGGCGAAAAAACATCTTCTTTTGAAAAATTTTTAAATCAATACAAAAAAGATTCTGAACCTTTAGATGTATTTAAAACTAAAGTTGGTAAAGCGTTAACTGATACCCAATTACCAGGAACTGATTTTGCTACGGTTGCTGCTCAAGACATCCCAAGCAGAGTATTTAAATCAAGAGAAAACTACAATGCTTTAGTAGATGCTTTTGGTGGTAATCGAAAATTGGCAGAGGCGGAAGCCAAGCGTTACTTTGCAAGTCAATTAGAGAGTAAAGGCACTGCTAAAGAAGTAGAAAACTTCATTCGTCAAGATCCAAATAGAGCCATGCTTAGAGAAACCAATTCTTTGCCAATGGCTGAAAAATATGCAATAGATTTAAGAACTTACGAAAAGCGTGGAGCTGCTGCTGGACAGGTTAAAAAATCTGAGGAAACTATTGCTAAAGAGAAAAAACAATTGGTTCAAGATTATCAAACTTTTGAATCAAATCTTTCTGTTGCAGCCAATGATCCCGCTAAAATTACATCGGCTGCACACAGTCTTTCTAAGTCTATGTTAGAACATGGTCATATTAACCAAACTCAATATCGTGAATTAGAACGCCAAATTGAACGGGTAAGACAAACCACCAAAAATGCAACAACATTAAACCAACAAATGAAATTACTTGCTTATCGTGCAACAGGATATGGTTTAGTAGGTGGTGGAGCAGCATATTTGACTGGCAAAACATTAGGCGGTGATTAAATGAGCAAGAAAAGTAAAGGCGTTAACCCCGATTTAGAGGAAGCAGTAAGCACCTTGTTAAAAGAGGTCATGGCGGATGAAACTGCTTCTTTGACCGATAAATGCAAGGTTATTGATCGTGCCGTCAACATTGAGAAGCTAAAACAGAAGCTGAGTGATGAGGAATGGGGTGCGGGATTTGCTATTCCAAATGACGAAGATGATGAATAGGGTTAAACTATGATATTCATTAGTAAAGGGGATAATTATGGAAGCAGTAGCCTTGGTACGCCTAGCGTTAGGGGTCATTACAGACCGCTTGATAACGATTATGGCTTTAATAGCAGCGAGCATTATGTGCGGTTGGACAATGTGGAATCCCATGTGGGAACGGGTAACAACACTAGCCATATTCGTAGTATTTTGTTACCTTATAGTAAATGTCAAAGAAAGGACAAAAAATGAGCCTAAAACCGAAAACGCAGGGTAGTACAGGTAGCACTCCTCATAAAAGACCATCAGAAAACAATCAGCAAGTATCTAAAGCTGTTCGACCTCCATTGCCTAGAGATGGATCTGCCGATGGAATTAACACTTCTTTAGGTGGAAAGATGCCAGCAGGGTATGTTTCTGTATGGAATTTTGATGGTAATAAAAACACCAAAAACTCCGCTACAACTAAGCCTGGCAACGCTGGTAAAAAGAGTATCTACTAATGGCTAATAATATTGCTTTTCAACCGATGGGCAATACAGTATTGCTTGCTTGTACTACTACGACTTCAAACGCATCAATTACTGCTGTCAGCCCTGTAAATCAGTACATGATTGTCAATACTGGCAATGTGGCAGCTTTTGTTACTTTAAGCGGTAATGCAAATGTGACGGCAACCGTTGCCAACGCTACAGCAAACTCAACATCATTTTGCGTAGGCGCTGGATCAACCAAAGTCATCACACAGTATCAAAGCAATGCTAATGTGACTGTATATGCTGCTGGAATTACCTCATCTGGTAGCGCCAATGTATTTATTACTCCAGGAGAAGGATTATGAGTTTATTAGATAAGATCGAGTCTTTTGTAAGCAAAGAATGTATTGAAATGGGCAGTGCAATGCACCAGCTTATTCAACGCTTTGTTGCTCATGCTGAACCACAAGAGGAAGCACAAGCGATTACCGAAGTAGCCCCTGAAGTTGCTCCTCCTGCTGATGTAACCCCAGTAGAGCAAACTCCAGCCGAGTAATGGATAGAAAGCCCGCTGCTGCCATAATCGCAAGCGCAGCGGTGCTTGTTGGAGTTGCTGTACATGAAGGATATAGTGGCACTGCTTACCAAGATGTAGGCGGTGTTTATACCGTTGGTTATGGTCAAGCTGACGGTGTCAAAAAGGGTGATAAAACAGATCCCGTAAGAGCGTTAGTCAAGCTGGAAGAAAGCCTTGATGAACACGCTAAAGGCATGGTGAAGTGTATTCATGTGCCTATTTCTCAAGGAGAATACGATGCTTATTTGGATTTTACCTACAATGTTGGGGTGTCTGCTTTCTGCTACTCAACCCTTAATAAAAAACTTAATAGCATGGACTATGCAGGTGCTTGCAAAGAGTTGTTGAAATGGGATACCGCTGGCGGTAAAGTAGAGCCAGGGCTTTTAAAGCGCAGACAAGAGGAATATGAAAAGTGTTCGCTTCCATCCAATTCAAACTGATTGCTTACATCGTTGCAGTAGTCTTGACATTTTCTGCTGGCTGGACTGTCAACGGATGGCGCTATCAAAAGAAAGAAGCAGCTCAGAAGATAGCTCAGGAACAAGCAATAGCAGCCAAAGAAAAAGAAAATCAACAAGCAGCCGATCAGATTAGGAAAGAAAAAGATGCTCAAATTAACGCTATCAACAATCAGCTTGCTGATGCTCTTATCAAGTTGCGCTCAAGACCCAGTCGTAGTCAGTACAGCGCCAACAATGGACAAGGTGGAACTGGGCTGTCCCTTTCTGCCGAGGATGCAGCTTTTCTTGACAGGGAAGCTGCCAGAGCAGACGGACTGCGGACAGCGCTAGAAGCCTGTTACAAACAATATGATGAGGTAAACAATGCCACTCGCTAAAGGTGTAACAAATAAGACTGTGTCAGCAAACATCCGCAAGCTGATAGGAGAAGGTCGAAAGCAAAAACAAGCGGTAGCAATAGCGCTATCAGAAAAGCGTAAATCAAAACGATCCAAGCGAGCAAGTAAAAAGGGTTAGGATCATCGACTCTCATTACAAGTCTTTAGCTAAAGCAGTTACTTGGCGCATGACAGGTAGCCTTGACACATTTGTTTTGTCTTGGATTATCACTGGTCATGTCTCCCTTGCTTTCTCCATTGCGTTTATAGAGTTATTTACCAAGATAGCCCTGTATTGGCTACATGAGCGTATCTGGTTAAAGATCAAGGCGCTGGAGTAAGTTGCCCTTCAAACAAGTAGCTTCCTAAATGTCCTAAGTTAGCCCAAGGCGCTGCAAACACTTTTCCACCCGCTAATCTCCAAATACGGCAAAAGTGATAATCCTCTGAAAGCAAGCGATTGCTATCAGGTTCAATCGAGGTAGCAAAGTATTCATGGATCTGCTCTGCGTGATTTAACTGACCTGAAAGATCTCCTACATCATTGGTGTAAGAAGGTACTTTTTTCTTGAGCTTCTCAAACACCTTGCGTTTAATCAACATAAAGCCAGTACCGCCATTAAAGATCTCTACTGGTTGATCTATGGGAACAGTAACTTCACCCGCATAGTCAACTAGGTTAACTACAAAACTTCCTGTATGGCTCTTTAACTGGTCATTAGGAACACCTGCATCCATTGCTTGCTTGGTGCTATTCCAATTGATCTCTTTTTTAGGGTAGATACCGCAGATGATGTCTTTATCAGCTTGGATCATTCTCACAATGTCCTCTGGTCTGAATTTGATGTCTGCATCAATAAACATCAAATGGGTAGAGTTGGACTTCAAGAAAGTATGCGCTAAAGCGTTTCTAGCCCTAGTAATCAAGCTCTCGTTAAACATAAAGCTAAACTGAGTTTGGATTCCCGCTTGGCTTAATACGCTAATGGATTGCAATATCGACTGAGTGTAAAAGCCAGCGCACATACCGCCATACATGGGGGTGGCAATAAAAATAATCGGTTGTACGGGTTCTTTTGATACTGCCTTCTTCTTAGTTGCCATGATTTTCCTTAAATAAAGTTGTCGGTACTAGCGTTAATGACTTCGTTAATCAATATGTTCTTTCTGTCGTTAGAACACTCGTGCATACAAGTGGTCTTAGCATTGAATTTGTCCATATAGGCTTGTGTTTCAGGGCTAAACCATAGCCTATGAAAGCTACTGTCTTTGATAGATCCTATACATCCTGACTTATCGTAGGCTTTGTTATGACAAGCATATACATTGAGGTCTGCACCGATGACGGGTACGGTCTGCATAATGAAGCACTTGTGATAGCTTCTAGTATGAGAGTGACTACTCCCAGGAGTAATGTTGTAAGTGCTGTTAACAGTAAAGCGATCATCACATATCTTTTGAATGTTTTTAAGCTGTTCATTAACTTCCTCTGCTATCGGTTTATGGTATTCATAAAAGTCTGGTACATACATTGGACTGAAACGCACATTTTCAACACCGCTATCTTTTAATAACTGGGTTAGTCCCCCAAGATTTTTGTAATTGTTGCGATGCACAATATAATTAACAGCCAGATCACATCCCGCATCTTTCATTCCCGCAAAACCTCTTAGATTGCGGATGATGCTATCAAAACTCTTTTCTGGCACATTCCTAAACCGCTTCATTTCCTCGCCATTGGTGTAATCCATTGATACACGCACCCACTTGGCTTTGGCTAAGACTTCCGCTTTTTCTTTAACTAGGTTCTGACCATTGGTGATGATGGATAGGTCCATCTTGAGAGCTAATGTTAAGCGCATGAAGTCTGCTATATCAGGGTGCATCAATGGCTCTCCACCCCCACTCCATGTAATAGCTTTAGTACCCATGTTGGCTAGGTCATGCAAGATCTCAATCATCTTATCTCTAGGGATGATGTCATCTTCCTTCATGTCCTCGTGCATACCGCTAACGATGTGTTCTTCTTCTCCACCGTCTTTTACTCTAAAACCAGTGCTATACACGCAAAAGAAACATCCGTGATTACAAAGGTTAATTGGCTTGACCCGAACATACACAGGTGCAGTAACCTTCCCCGCCCCAAAAGAAATCAGCTTTTCTGGATGATGAAAGATCTTAAAATCGCTATATTTATTGCTTTTCACGCTAAATCCTTATATTCGACCAACATTACGGAATCAAAAGTCTTGCTGGCAAGGTCATAAAACACTTCAATATCACCCTCATCTTTCATTTTCCACACAGGAAAGCTCACCATTTGGCGTATTCCTTCGGTTAAATCTTGAGTATGAGTAGCGCCTGTATAAAGAGGCTTCTTGGTATTGCCCACAATGCAACGAATAATGACTTTTGGGTGGAACTCACCATGAGAGATTTTGGCTATTTTGTCTAAATGGTTGACCATTGCATCCATTGCGTTCATTAAGAAGTCCATACGCTCAATAAAGACCACTGGGAGGTATCCCTTGAGTGATAGTCCTATTGCAAACCCCATCATCAGGTTCTCTGCTACAGGCATCTCAATAATCTGACTATCTGCCACTTCTTTTAGCGTACCTAATGCTCTGCCTTTTTTAAGACCATAGCCAATAAAACGCACTTGAGGGTTTTGGGCTAATTTGGTATTGGCTTTAGTAAGCTCATCCTTGTAGCTCATTTAACATCCTTAAAAACAATATGCTTTTTAGTGCCGTTGCCAGCATGAGGATAGGTAGGATCGTAGTTGTTGCGGATTACGCATCCTGGCAGCCTAAACCTAAACTGATAAGGTAAGCGTTCCTCTAGCGTTGAATCTACGCTACGGTTGTTATCTTCAATAATAAATGTACAAGGTAGATCATGTCCTTGGACCATCATTACCGCCTCATAGAAGTGTCCTTGTTCTTCTGCACCATCACCTAAGAAACACCAGACCCTACTAGAGCTACCTTCTTCTTTTAAAGCATAAGCCAGACCTGTTGCAATAGCGCAAGTGCCAGATAAAATGCTCGAAGTAAAAAAGTGACGGTTATTGTCGAAAATAAACATAGAATCGCCATCCAAAATGCTTGCCATAAGCTCATTTGCGGGTATTCCAGCCAATAGAGCGTGATGGTGATTCCGATGAGTGCTGAAAATCCAATCTCCATCTTTAATCTCCTTGAACAAGTCAATCAAAAAATCCTCATTACCGCCTGATAGGTGAATGAGGTAGGGTAAATCTCCCGCTTCCCAATGAGATGCTACCGCTTTCTCAAACGCAATCAAATCTTCTTTTGCGCAATTTTTCATTAAAACAACGAATCCTTAATAACAGGTGAAACCGTCTTTTTAGTAACCATACATTTGCGCTTAGATCCTTCCTTAAGCATCCCCATCTCTAGTAATTCATTGACCCTACCGCAAATTGAACTTAACTCTAATCCAGTTAAAACATGAAGCTCTCTGCGTGAATAACTCTCACCAAGGTTCATAAAGTCCAATATGGCTTTAGCTTGTGCGCCTACTTTGCCACTAGCCCTATGTTCTTTATAAGCGTTAATCGAAGTCTGAGCGACTGTCATACAAACTCCTTGATAACCACGCAATCCTTACAAACTTTCACTATTTCGTAGCACTTCTTTTTACGCCAAAATAATAATGTCATATTTATCCCCATAAATAGTGGTGAGCTGCTCAAAAAGACCCTCACCGTAGCCCACCTAACTATCTGGCTAATTTACGCCAAATTCGCATCTGAGCTTGCGGAGTGATCCTCCATCCGATCAAGCATGACTACACAACCGCCACCCTTTTTCGGCACACCTCTTGTAATAGATACCCGTTGTACCTGGCAATCGTCATCGAAAACTCCAGCATCTTGTAAGGCATCCAAAATGGGCTTAATACAGTTGTCAATATCCATGAGTTTTTTGGATCTTGGATGTAAGACGATTTCAACCCACATGGGAGCATCTCCAAACTTAGGTACACGCCATTCCGCACAATATTCTGCAACATGATTCTTAAAATCCCTTCCCCGTTGGCTTATAAACCTACGATGCCCACTAGCAATCCAATAGTTATTGATTGATGGCGGGTAAGGTAAGTTTATGTAAATCATCAGCAGTTAATTGGTTTAAATGGTCCTTCGGTATTGGTATCCCAGCAGCAAACACCACCATTGATGTCACGCTCACATTTTGTGGCTGCAAACACGCTGGTTACAAAAAGTAAAGATATTACATAAGCAATAACAAATTTTTTCATAATTTTCTCCTTAAAACGGAATTTCGGAATCATCGACACGATTCACTTCTTTTGGATAAACGCCAGGGTTCTGTGGTTTCCAGTTATCCTCAGATAAGCTAATTAAGCTACCTTTAGGGGTTTGCTTAGTCCATCCCGCAATCTTGAGTGTTTGACCCGCTTTATAGTCCTCTGAGAGCAATAGCGTACCTTTCCAGTCGGGTGAACGCTCATTGGTTTTCTTTTCGTTCTGAAACAGAACACCTTTGCCCATCTGGGCGATATGACCATTAGCCATTGTTGATTTCCTTTCTAATTGCTTGGAGTTTTGATAAGAACTTCGCTGTAGTATTGCCGTCAAATGTTTTTGTATAGGCTTCATTGACATCTCTAAATGCCTTTATCTTGGAGAACTTTTCCTCTGGTGTCATCTTGCTTGATTCATGGATCTTGGCGTGCATCTCTGCGAAACCATCAATCCAATCATCTTTACAAACATAATGCGCATACGGAACATCATTACCAGGAACATACATCGGCAATGCCATATCAGGGATGTCATCAGGAATAGCGGAAAGATCCACTACGCTAGGAATGACTGATCCCATGTCTTTTAATACGGTAGGCTTGGCGGTCTGGGTTTCGAAGTTTTCGACTTCATCTGGCGAGTAGAACCCCGTAACAGATCCAGGGAAAACTGATCTAATCCCCTCTGAAATACAACGGCTTCTGAGCATCGCTCTGGGAAACTTTTGCCATCCGCTTCCTGGTTTAACAAGACCAATTTTGGTGGCTTGTCCAATGGTCCATGTAACCGCAAGGTTACCCCCGTTGGGATGTGAAAAAACTCCTGTAACTTGCTCATCTGTGTACTCCTTCCATTCGACTTTGCCACCTGCATTTTGGAAACGGGCAAGCATCGCATCAGCCTTCAATGCTGGTCTGCCTTGGATAACATGGTATTCCTGAACTGCTTTAGCGGGATGAATACCCTCTGCCTCACAAACTGCCATGAGAGCTAATACTTGGTTTGCATCAGTCATTCCAAATAACTTGGACTTGGCAAACGCCTCTGCTAATTTAACTTTCTCGTCAAACGGGATTATGTTGGACATGATTTTTTCCTTTAGTTAGGTTGTAATGCGTAATATTGCGTCTTGATGCCTCAATTTGTGAAGGCTTCATCTTTGTTAATCCAGTCTTAAATGCGTGCTGCTTATTTTCGGATGGCGTTACCCATTCAAGATTGCTAACCCAATTATTTAATTTATCCCCATCTTTATGATTCACATGAAGTCTTTTTTCGTCTTGCAAAAGATAAACTTGTGCAACCAGGCGATGAACATAAAACTTTTTAGTCTTACCTTCTTTAGATAAAACAACTTGAAAATACCCGTTTCTTGTTTTGCAAGGTTTTAAATACCTTCCTTCATGTATTTTATTGGGATAAGACCATATCAAACCTTGAACAGTTACAGCATACAAATATTCATATTCTGGAATATCACGCATGAATCATCTCCGCTAATGTAATTACTGTATCAATGACTGAGCTGGCAGCCATCACCCAAATTGCAATATCAATGTTGGTCATCTTTGAACCCCTTAATAATTGATTGTAAATAAATGATTTTGTGGGCATATTTAACTAAAGCATCTTTTAATCTTGCGTTTTCCACTTTCAAATCATGTATGTCCATCTCCATATCATTTATTTCCTCCTCTGTGCCAGAAATAACTTGTTCTTGATAAACTAACTTATTCATTATTTGTTTAAATGTTTTTGGTTTTGTCATTTGACTAAGAACCTCCGAGAACCTGGCTGCTCGACTACAAACTGCTCATAAATATCAGGCATGGCACTCTGAAACAGTGATGCTGAGAACTTCTTAGAGCTTTTAGAGGACTTCCAAGAAACTAATGTCTGTCCATCCACTGTTCTAATCTCTTGGCACTCTCCCATAAGATTTCGGACAGCCACTTCAATCTGCTCCTCAGTAGCTTCAAGGTGTTTAATCTGATTCTTGACATCCCGTAACTGAGCGATAGCCAACTCAACTTGCTGTGTAGCCGTAACCACCGCAGTAGAGGATGACGGGTAAATGATCTTAGTTTGCTCAATGGTTTCTGCTGGCGGAAGCGTACCCGCTTGGCAATGACCCCAAACTGTAGCCATTTTCTGTATGAGATCATCTTTTTCTTGGTCTGAAATAGTAAATTCAAAGGTATGAAACTCTTGACCACCAAATAAAACAGCCAAAAAGATCCGATTAACATTGTGGCAAGCAGCTTCGTGGACAAGTTGTGCGTAATCAGCATCAGGAATCCGATTAGTGTCGGGATCAAACTTAGAGCGAACTGCTGCGTTGTAGTTTTTAGCTTCAACAAGCACACCACCATCAGCACTAATGAAATCAAAATGAGATTTAAACCAAGTATGCTTTGAATGGGTAATCGAGTAATCAGCATCTTTTAACTCCATCTTTAAACGATCTTGAGCCAGCTTTCCAATCAAAGGTTGCATGACATGACCCATCTGCACTGCTTCCACGCCTGAGAGGTCTTTTAGCTCCTTCTTACCTTGCTTCTCTAAGATGACATCTACCATCTTGCCATTAGCGACCTTACGACTGTCACCTGACCATATGGCGGAACGCCTTATCTCTGGTGCAAAATCTGCTTGATCGTTCATACCACCTCCATAATGGTTTTAACAATCTCTTTCCAACTGTCGATCTCATCTTCTAGATCTTCTAACTCTTGACCTAGCATGCCAGTTTTGATCTGCTCTTGTTTTAACTCATCTAGCATCTGAGCTATAAGGTCATCTTGCCTTGCGACTAGGTTTTTAAGACGATCTACTTCTTTTTTGGTGTAAGCATCATTGATCTTCTTATCAACTGCCTTCACTGGAAAAGGTGTCTTAGGTTTATTCTTACTGCTTGGTGTTTTTGCCATGATTAACTCCATTAGATAGGTTATTTACCAAAAGGGATTGCTGAGAGATCGTCAAGATCTTCAGTTTCCATAAATTCAAACCATTTGCCATCTTTACCGCAATAATGCTCGTCTTGACGATATAGATATGCGCTACTGTATAGCGCTTTGCCTGTTACTAGGCTTATTGTTGAGCTTTTCGCACACGAAAGTGTCGAGTGGTCTAGGTGTTTGCAATTAACGCAATATTCCATGATTATTCCTTATTAAATAGTTAGGGTTTCAGTTACTACAGATAGAACATTACTACATTACTACGATTAGTGCAATTTATTTATTAGGTGTTGTTTTTTTATCTTCAGTCACTACATCGCCTTGAGGATTGATGTAATAAGGCGTACCTGTTTCCGTTGCTCTGATCCATTCTCGGTACTGAGCTGCCTGGTTCATCTCTTGCCACTTCTGCGCATCTTTATCTGCTTTACTCATAAAATCCCCCATTGTTGTGCCATAGCATCTGCTATACCTTGAAATGTTTTGTTTCTCATCTTTTCCCTTTCTTTAGGATTTAAACAACTACTGTCGTAATACCACTGCGACATTCTTTTACCGCTTTTGGCTGTCCAAGTTACCCCTTTATCGACTATATCCGTAGGCGTAAGAGCTGGCAGCCCTTTAAGCCACAAGCAAGTGGATTTTGTAACACTATGCCCATATTGCCAAGGTTGAATAATTTGATCGGGTTTTCTCCAAATATTGCTCATAATTCCTATAGGGTTCTCTATTGCGTAACGGGGAATGGCTGCTCTAGCTAATGCCATAAAGAAATCAATTCCCTCCTGCTGCCTTCCATCTGCCCTTTTCTTTTCAAAATGCCTAGCACCTGATACTGCCAAATGCGTGCAAGGCGGGTGAGCTATCATCAAATCCCACCCCCCCCAATGATGTCCATAACATCACCTTGATAGTGTGGTCCTGGTTTATCAGTTGGCATAAGATCGCAAGATAAAGCGGTATGACCTGCTCTTATAAACGCATCTCTTACTGTTCCGCTAAACTCGCACGCTACTAAAACACGCATCTATTGCACTCCTTTAAAAAGTATGATCTAATCCGATTAAGTTTGTTTTAGTCGTGGTTTTGGGTCTGTTATGAATTGGGTTCTCATAACGATTTAAGACCAACACCATCAAAATCACGATTAAAGCGAACTACTACGGGGCTATAACCCAGCCCTCCTAAACATTGTGGTGATGGATAGGGATAAACAAGGCAGCTACCATCTGGCGGACCGTTACTGGACAGCACCGCTTTAGTTAAGTGCCACCGATAAACGATAACCACTCTCTGAAAAGAGATCCCCCACCGTAAGGCGGGTAAGGTTCTTATTCTCTCGGGGTTCATTGGGGTTTTGGGGTTCTTACAAAGCCAACAATAACCAAACCAGTAGCAAACCACCAAATACAGCTACTAAGTCAATTAACTGATCTTTACTGATTACCCCTTGCACACGCATGAGGGAATATTTCTTCTTTATAAAGATTTTGCGATCAATTGTATAAATATCATTATTTCTCATAAATACCTCGAAAATTAGTTAGGTTAGGTAAGACAAATACATAAAATCAATTTAAAACACTTTAAAACAAGCGCCAAGGCGATAAATAAGGGTAAGTGATACCTAATACCACTAAACCCTTTAATCGCTCTACAGCGTGATATTTGCTTTATGACAGTATCGCCACGAATTAAACGATAACGCCTGAAACCCTTGTTTAGCAGCTCTATAGCAATATGATTTATACAGCTCATCAAGTGTAAAAAATTGGCGATTGAACTCACAATCTGCTAAACCATGTTTTTGCATCTCAGATAGTAGGCTCATGCTGTTAGATCCTCTCCTTGCATGGGGTATCGTGGAATATATCCCCCATTGATGATCTTGCAATACTCTATCCATTCCTGGTTAGTCATTTCATAGCATCCTGGTGTAGGTGTTGCAAGTTGTGATCCATTTTCCTGCCTAGTATGTTTTACTATCCTGCCAGTTGATAGTTTTATATCGGCTCTTACTTGATCCATAAATCCTCCAATTAGTTAGGTTTTGACTGTCTAATGACAATCCAGTAAGCGCCTATCACTAAGCGCTTACTAGGTATCACTGTTTAAGCTGCTGCCTGGTTAGTCAGTGCATCTAGATTGTTTATGTAATCGGCTGCCTTTTGTGCCAATGCTGCAGCGTTAAAAATTGCTTTATTGTCATTTTTAAGGCACTGTAGCCAATTGCCGATGTAGTCAGCGTGCTGCAGCTCACCCTGGATACCATAATCAGCGCATAAAAATGCAGCGCCCATTTCAGCAACCAGCTCCTCAAATGCGTACGCTGTATCAGCAAACCGTTTGCCTTTTGTACGATCTAAACGATGCTCAGCGCCTGACCAATGAGTTAACTCATGCAATACAGTCGCATAGTAGTGGCTTTCACTTAGGAATAGATCTCTAGCTGGTAAGGTAATGCTGTCAGTACCAGGGCGATAAAATGCCCTGCCTCCGCCATGAGAGATCTGAGCGCCAGTCTTAATAATGCGATCATCTAAAGCGGGTACTGGATTAAAGGTGGAGATTACTGGCTCTGGTTTGCTTATTTCTAATCCATCAATCTGATCCAAGTTAAAAACATAATAAGACTTGAGAAGTGCATAGGTAGATTTATCAGGGTTCAGATCAGTTGGCTTTATCTCACCTTTAGTCACTTGTGAATAGAAAACTACTTGCGTACCCTTTTCACCTTTTCTGACATTCCCGCCTAATTCCTGCCATTGTTTGAATGATCCCCAAATAGGTGAGCTGTAACCGCTCATACCTAGAATTAAACGGTTAACGCCTGAATACTCTTTTTTAGATACGATATTGCGATCAGCTCCGCCAGCTTGACCAGATTTCCAAGGCTTGATCCAAGGTGCTATCCCGCTCTCAAGTTGAGAGATGATCTTATTAGTAACGCTGTCATATACGCTGATACGGCTTGTAGTATTTTGCATGGTATATCCTCTTAGTAGTTAGGTTTTAAGTGTAATGCTTTACTGCATAGATATGATTATAAGCATAGATTGATTAGACTATACCATTGTATTTTTTAATTGTTGTTTTATTGTCAATAGTCTATAGCTATGGTAAGATGTCGCATATCTATAATATCTATATTTAGATTGTCTATAGTCTATATAGTGTATATAGCTATCATCTATTGTCTATAGATCATCTAGGATCTTAGTAAGTAGATATATAGATAAGGCGTAGGGTAAGATTAAAGGCGGGTAGGTTTGCACATCGTGCGCTCTTATCAATTCTAAATAGGGGTACGGGTACGCTCTGAGATGCCCATAGATATAACCTAGAGCCTGGTTAGATCATTTGGGATCGGGATAGATTAAACGATTGCACGATGACTGTTTGCCCTTTGAGTTGGGCATGAGTACGGTGAGGTGTGCACCCCCTTCCGAGTCCACCCCAAAAAAAATTACAGTTTATTGAGCGTGGTTGTGTTGTCGGTTAAGTTCACGCTTTGATGAGAGCAATAGAACTTACGGCTTAACACCTTGTCTTTATTGAATATATTAAAGGTTGTCCACATCGGACCAGTAGCAACGCCTTCTATGTGTTTGCAGTATTTGGATAGGCTTCCGATGCCTGTAACATCTAAACCCATCTCTAAAGTGGATAAACCCATGCCTGTAGGGTTCGTTGTGATGACAGAAAACCCCTCATTTAGAAGATTGCGTACCCGATTCTTGAAGAATTGAGCATCAAAGTCTGGCAATTGCCCTGATTGTGGGAGGGCGTTAATGATGAGGTAATCAAATTCAATGGGAATGGGGGCGTTTAAGGCGGGGTACTCAAAGAGTAGATCCTCTCTGCAAGCCATAGGGGAGGGTAATTCAAGAAGGTTAGATAGGTGGTCAAACCATTCCAGATGAAAGTTAACCCAATCATGCTGTAGGGGATGGTTGTAAAAGTAATTATCCCTACCAATCCAAGCGTTTACTGTGCCAGGCGGAATACTTAACCCTTGCAAGCTAATAGGAACATCCTCAAGCAACGGGGTTAGTTGACTGTGGTGCATCGGATTACAGTGGTGGGTGAACTCAAGGTCGGGGTTCTCTTTGCAAACCCGCCTTAAGTAATTAAGATGAACTAGGTTATCCCCTAGATGATATTCATTGTATGTGTGTATCATGGTAGTGTATGATGAGTTAAGTTATAAGGAGAATAGCATGACTATTGAAGTAGAAAAAAATATTCCCATACCCCCTGAGAAAAAGCGCAATGTGTACCCATATAAGGTTATGGAATGTGGGGAAAGTTTCTTTATCCCACAGGGGAAGATTCAAATTGTCTGTAATGCAAACTACCGTACAGGCAAGCAGTTAAATAAGAAGTTCATCGCTAGAAAAGACAAAGAAGGAGTGCGAGTATGGAGAACGGAATAAACAACAAGATGGAAACCGTAGAGCAATATATCTCTAAAGCAGACGATCAGGCAAAGAAGATGTACATGGATCGGATCTGGCGGATGGAGAAAGATGCCATTTTCCATGAGTTAATGCGTGTTCATGGTGAATCATCCAAACTTTTACTCAAAGCTGAGAAGGAAATCCTATACCTCAAATCATTGCTAGATGGTCCAGAGGATGGGGATGCAAGACATTGAGCGTTTAGCTAAAGAGCGCCTGATGTTCAAGACCGAGATGATGAGGGCGCTTTCTTGCAAGACCAAGAAGCAGAAGATCGCCTTGGCAGCCGAGTGGCGGGAGAGGTTTAGTGCAATGACCTATGACGGCTTAATTAGCCTTGCTAAGAACCATGTAGCCCGTTTAAAGGTGGCTTATTGGGACTTACCTAACTTTGAAACAAAGAGATTGGATAAACACAATTGAAAACTTGTGCCGTAGTGACCGTAACCAATGGTAAGCGCCCAACAGAGTTAGCAAACTGCCTTAAATCTATTGCAAGACAACAAGGGATAACCCCAACGCATTACATTTTGTGTGACGGGGACTTTAATACCTTTGTCGAACTCAGAAGGCTTTACGCCAATGGTTGCGTAAAGATCTGCTACTGGGATGGCAAGATCGGTGGCAATGGGTATGCGGGGCAACGCTGGCTCGCTGCTGCGCCTCAATTGATTACCGAGGATGTTACTTTCTTTTGTAATGATGATGATTGGTATTCCCCTGACCATGTAAAAAGTATCATGGATAGAATTGATGAGGGCTATGATTGGGCTTATAGCCTTAGATCAGTTCACGATAAGGAGGGCAACTTTTTGTTTGATGACAACTGCGAAGCCCTCGGAGAGCTACACGATACCTGGAATATCCCAGGGCATCGCTTTGTGGACTGGTGTATGTGGGGTATGAAAACAGAATACCTAAAACAACTCGCTATTTTGCTAAATCGCCCCGATCCTACGGTAGATCGCCAGTTCTATCAGGCAGCTACCCGTATTGTTCCCAAGTTTGCCTCCACAAATAAGCACACCTTTCATTTTCGGATGGGTGGGAGCTGTGGAGTACAGCCTGAGTTCTTTATTGAAGGCAACAAGCGCATTTTGGAGAAGTTTGACGGTAAATTGCCTTGGATCATTACATGAGCCAGTTTAACCTCAAGCATTTCTATCATTTTTGTAATCAACTCAAAATTGAAACAAAAGAGCAAGGCTTACGCAAGCTCGATAACCTCATGGGTTCTCAGACCTATGTAATGAACGAAATGGCTAAAGGATTGGCAGATGGATGCCATTTTTTTGTCATTCTGAAAGGAAGGCAACTTGGAATCACCACAATCTCCCTCGCACTTGACCTTTATTGGCACTTCACCCACCCAGGGTTGCAAGGAACGCTCACAACAGACACCGAAGAAAATCGAGATATGTTCAGAAGCACCCTCGCAATGTACATGGATGGTTTACCCAAAGAGTACAAAATCCCGATCCTTACTCACAACAGGAACGCCCTTGCCCTCAAGAATCGCAGTCGATTATTTTATCAAGTCGCTGGGCTTAGAGCGAAAGGATCTTTGGGTCGTGGGAAAGGTATCACCTTCCTTCATGGCACAGAAACAAGCTCGTGGGGTGACGAAGAAGGATTAGCTTCCCTGTTAGCTTCCCTTGCGGAAACCAACCCTGATCGGCTTTACACCTTTGAATCTACAGCTCGTGGTTTTAATATGTTTCACGATATGTACACCACTGCTAAACGGGCTAAAACCCAACGGGCAATCTTTTGTGGATGGTGGCGTAATGAGATGTATAGCCTAGATCCTGAAGGTCAGACCTACAAGGTGTATTGGGATGGCAAGCTCACTGGTGAAGAAAAGGAATGGGTACGGGACATTAAGAAACTCTATGGGGTAGAGATCAATTCTCGCCAGATAGCGTGGTGGCGGTGGAAGTTGTACGAAGGGATCAAAGATGATAGCCTGATGTATCAGGAGTTTCCGCCTACCGAGGACTACGCCTTTGTGATGACGGGAACATCGTTCTTCTCCAATGCGAGGTGTACCGATGCTGTCAAGAAGCTCAAGAAAGTTAGTTGCGATTATTACCGCTACAGCTTTGGCGTTAATTTCCAAGATACCGAGGTGCTTAAATCTACAGAACGCCTTGCCACACTCAAGATTTGGGAAGAACCTGTGGATACTGCTTATTATGTTATCGGTGCTGATCCCGCTTATGGATCTAGTGATTGGGCTGATCGGTTTTGTATTCAGGTGTTGCGGGTATATGCAGATGGGCTTGAGCAGGTGGCTTCATTTGCCACTTCTGAATTAAACACTTACCAGTTTGCTTGGGTGATCTCTCACTTAGCGGGTGCGTATAAGAACTCCACATTAAACTTGGAGATCAATGGTCCAGGGCAAGCTGTCATCAATGAACTGCGAAACCTCAAGCGCCAAGCTGCTGCGATGGGCACTGCTTTAGGAAAAGACCTCATGGATGTGTACGGCAATATGCAAAACTACATCTGGCGCAGAAACGATACCCTTGGTGGCATGAGCAATTCTATTGGTTGGATGACTACGGCAGCTACCAAAGAGCGTATGCTCACTTACATGAAAGACTACTTTGAAAGAGGTATGTTGGACTTGTGGGATATGGACACCCTTGAAGAAATGAAAACCACCATTCGAGATGGCGGATCAATTGAAGCCTCTGGCAGAAACAAAGACGATAGGGTTATTGCTTGCGCCCTAGCTTGCGCAGCCTTTGCCGAACAGGTGCAGCCCAGGCTTATTGCGCAGAAAATTACCAGACAAGTTTCTAGGGTACAGGATGACTTTTCCCCCGAACAACTCACAGTCGGAAGAAATGTCAGTGATTATCTGAAAAAGATTGGGGTTTACGGTACATGAGAGCCACCATGCCTAGAAGCGAACTCAGACGAGTGATGATGCGCTTTTTGCAAGATAAAGATCGGGGAATCTCCATGCCTTTGTTTGCAGACCTTGCGGGGATCTCTTTGTCACATTTGAAGGATGTTTTCTTGAATGAAACCGAACCTTTAACCGAATATGTACAGCGTAGGGTGTCAAAAGCCTATAACGAGTGGCTAAACGGTGAAGTAGCAATCATGCAAAACCGAGATACCTCTAAATTTGTTCAATATCGTAAAGAAGCACGCCCAACACTACATCGTAGTACGGGCTTGCAAGTGGTGAATGGAGAGATTAAGATTAAGGTCGGGATTAGCAATAGATATGATTATTCAGAATTAACGCTTGACGAACAATTGAAGGGGAGATAACAATGGCGGTAGTTAACGATTTTCACTGTGCAGTACACGGGTATTTTGAATCACGGGAGGCTAAATGCCCCATGAAAGGTTGCCATGAAGAAGTTATGGTCGTATTTTTGCAAGCACCTAACCTCGTTAGTGCAAAAACCAGATTTACCGATAAGTCCACTAAACAACTTGCCATCGAATTTGGAATGTCAGACATTAAAAGCACCCGTGAAGGCGAGCACCAAGAAGGCTTCCTCGCCAAGAAAAACAAGTTCACCGAAAAAGAATACGCAGATGCCGAAAAGTTCGCCACCCGTAAAAAAGGTGTTAACAAAGATCGAATTAAACCAACAGCGCCACAAGCGCCACAAGAAGGTCCAAGAGAAGCAAGACCAGGCGATGCAGCGGTCTGGGGTGGCGGTATGCAAGGAATGAATATGCAATCCATCCTAGCGGGAAGATTCTCTCAGCCAGTAGGACCATCACTTGGCAAAGAAGCAGAGCCTACTAATTTTGCTCCAAGCCAAGCGGGTATTAAAACTGGACCAGTTACGCTTCCTGGGGGTACACTAAGAGATCCACAAAACTTACAGATTAAAAAATGAAAATACCTAGCGGAGAAAGTCGTGAGGATTTTTACTTAGACATCATCAACAAGTGTATGGTGTCCAAGGAAGAAAGAAGGGGTGACTACACGACACTCCGAGCGTATTATTTATTTGGAGCTGGTCCTGAAGAAGCACCCGCTTACTTTAATAAGATTCACCCACACCTAGATCAGCTCACTAGCTTTCTGTATTCTGCTGAAACCACACGGTTCTCTATTGCTCTAGGCGCATCTGTTCACACTAACGAACATCGTAAATCACCTGCATTAACCCAAGCCTTGAATGACGAATGGCTTAACTCTAATGCGGATCAGGTGTTTTCAACAGCTTTAACATGGGCGTTGGTGTACAACACCACCTTTGTTAAGCTCGTTTACAAGAACGGAATACATCCGTACATGATTGAGCCATCCGCTATTGGTGTATTGCGGGAGGACACACCCTATACAGACAGGCAAGAGGCGATTGTTCAAACATACTACATTACGAAAAGCGAACTCTACGCCCGTCTGTATTCCCATCCAAAGCGTGAAAGCATTGTTTCAAGGATTTCTACAGGTACAAAAGTATCGGAATCGGACATTCCAGAAGCTGTAAACCGTATTGTGATGAGCCAAACCAACCCTACCATCTACGGTAATGTGAATATGGACTTGTACGGCATGAACCGTTACAAGGCTAGAGTAGCTGAAGATACCGTTGAGATGACTGAGCTGTGGGTATGGAACGATGACACTGAGGATTATCAAGTAGTCACAATGGCAGCTCCAAACATTATTGTGTATGACAGACCTGGCGCATCCGTGTTCCTTAAAGGGGAATGTCCATTTGTACAGATCTGCCCTAACCCTTTATATGACTATTTCTGGGGTGCATCTGAAGTACAACAGTTATTGTTGCTTCAAGAGCTACGCAATACTCGCATGACAGAGATTTTGGACTTGTTATCTAAACAAGTGAACCCACCAACAGCGTTGACGGGCTTTACAGGCATTTTGGATGAAAAGAACTTTGCATTAAACCGTGCTGGTGGTCTTTTATCTTCAGATATGCCTAATGCAAAGGCAGATCGCCTTGCGCCAAATATGCCACCTGATTTATTTGAGGTGATCCATGAAATTGACAATATGTTTGCTGAAGTATCAGGAATATCTAATGTTCTTTCTGGTAAAGGCGAATCAGGCGTAAGAAGTCAGGGTCATGCAAGTCAATTAGCCAGATTAGGTTCTTCAAGAGCTAAAAAACGGGCTTTGATTGTTGAAGATAGCTTGGAAAAGGTTGCAACACTGTATCTTAAGCTCATGCAAGTGTATGACAACACGCATTTTAGGGATACAGAAGAAGTACCATTTATTGCCGAGCAATTTACTAAGGATTTTGTAGTAAAAGTAGATGCTCACTCTAACAGCCCAATATTTACTGAAGATCTTAAAACACTTGCGTTTAATTTGTTTAAAGCGGGTGCAATTGATAAAGAATCTTTACTTGACTTATTAGAGCCACCGATGAAACAATTGTTGAAAGATAAGTTGAAGCGGAAGGAAAAAGAAGGCGGTGGGGAACAGAAGCAACCACCTCCTAGTCCTAAAGGTAAAAAAGAACCAGAGGTGGGCTAATGGCAACAGGCAATGTACAACCGAAAGCAGATCAACCAAGGGTGACTACTGAATCTCTTAAAAGAGGTGAAAAAAGCCCAAGTTTGCAGTATCGTGTACAAGGTGTAAAGAGTTTGGATAGATCTGCTAAAACAAGGGATCTAGGTCGTTCAGTTAGGGGATAGCTTAACTTGGAGATTAAAATGCGCAAGTCACATAAAAAAGCACGCAAGTCACGCAGATAAGGTTTCTTCCTTCACGAGGAAAGGGTTGTGGCTGCCTTACCCTATAAATAGGTGACCGTATGCTATCAGGAGAAATTCACATGGCACGCAAATCTCGCAAAGGTCGTAAAGCACGCAAGTAATCGGATGAGGGCTAAAACCCTCTGAAGTTACTTCGGGTTGACCGAATAAGTCCTAGAGGGGGAGGGAAACTAAATAATTCCCCCCACTTGACATTCAATAGATTAAGATTACGATACAGAGAAACTTAATAGGAAAATGCTATGGGCGTACCCTCAGATCAGTTAATGCAGATGATTAAATCCCAACGGGATGGCGCAACACCTGCTGGTATTCCACCCGCCCCAGAAGGCGTAACGGGGATGTCTGATACTTCTGCGCCTCCAATGGCTTCACCAATGAGTACCCCAGAACCAAAGATGGGTAATCGTGAAGCAGCTATGATTAACTTAGCAATGGCAATGGATTTGTTAGAACAAGCCTTACCAGCTCTTGGTAGCGAAACAGAAGAAGGTCAAAAGATTTTAGGCGCTATTCGCACAATGACAGGTGTAATTGGTCCTAAAAAATCAAAAACAAATGAATTGCAACCTGCTGAAATTATGCAGATGCTACAAACATTACCTCAAGCTGGTGGAGCAACGGCTGAAGGAAAAGCAATGCAACAAGCTCCGCAAATCCCAGGTATGTCTGCCCCAACACCACCTCCAGCAATGCCAGGTGGTATGCCAGGCGGTATGCCTTCCGCAACTCCACAAATGTAAGGAATTACTATGGAACTCTTTAAACCTCGTGGTTCATCAATGCCACGCAGACCTACTGACAATAATCAGAAAAATGGTCAAGTTATCAATACTCCACGCTATTCAGAGTTTGGTGGCTTATCATCTGCACCAAAAGCTGGCTACAAAAACATGATGTCTATGTCTAAGCCAGGCGATACCAAAAAAGTCATCTAACGAATAAGGGGATAGAAGATGAGTTTAGAAGATCTTTCACTAGAACAGCGTGATGAATTAGCTATGTTGGCTCGCCAATTAGCTGATAATCCTGCTACAAGAAAACAATTTTTACGCATGACAAAACAGGTTAAGCCTGAAATGTCCATTCCTGAACTCGACATTGAGGACTTTACAAATACTAAAGTATCCGCAGCCGAAACACGGGTAATGAATTTGGAAGCAAAAATGCGTGAGCGTGATGCCGTAGAAGAACTCAATAAGCGTAGAGCAAGATTAAATCGCCCTACCAAAGAAATTGAAGAAATCGAAAAACTCATGCTTGATAAAGGCATGACCAATCACGAAACAGCAGCAGAGTATTTTGATTGGATGCGCCAAGCAGCAGAACCAACACCTAACTCAGCAATGGGTTATACGCCAAGCGCCTTAAACAAGTTTGACCTTTCTAAGTATTGGAAAAATCCACAAATGGGCGCAAGGGAAGAAGCAGCACAAGCACTAAAGGACTTGCGTAAAAACACAAGACCAATAGGTATTTAAACAGCAGTAAATGGGGATATTTACTTTTAACGGAGAATTATTATGCCAATAGGTGGCGGAATAGTCCCAGCATCAGGATCAAGCCAATACAATGAGCTTACTTATGTAACTCGTAGAGCGTTTATCCCCAAGCTGGTAGTACAGCTTTATAACAGCACACCATTGATGGCTGCGTTGATTGCAAATAGTCAACAGGCTTCAGGCGGTGTATCCCAAGTAACCGTACCAGTACAAGGTGCGCAGTTTGTTAACGCTCAGTGGTCTGATTATTCTGGTTCTTTTAACCAGCCTTCAGTACAACAGGGTGCTTTCAATGCTGAATTTAATCTGAAGCTAATGATTGCTCCAGTACCGTTTCTCGGTATGGAAGGTGCAGTACAGCAAGATTACGCCATTATTCCATTGATCGAAGCACGCATGAACGATGCGACCAATGTAATGATGGATGCAATGGCTACTGCCTTGTACAACAACTACACCAACACTCAACAGTTCATTGGCTTGCCAGGCGCTATTGATGATGGTACAAACATGACTACCTACGGTAACATCAACCGTACTACCTACACATGGTGGAAGTCTAAGGTTTACAACGCAGGTTCAGTAAATCCAACCCGTCAGAATATTCTTCAGTATATTTCTGGTACTGTTAAAAACGGTGCAGAAGTTCCTACTTTTGGTGTTTGCGGATTTGGTACATGGACACTCTTAGCCCAAGATTATGTTGGTCAAGAGCAATATGTAATTACGCCAGGACATGGTTTTGATGGTGATAGCAACGGTCCTCAAGCAGCTTTCCGTGCTTTGATGGTAGCTGGTGTTCCAATCTATCCAGACCCATACTGCCCAGAAGGTACTGTATATTTCATTAACTCAAACTACTTGAGCTTGTACATTCACGATCAAGGTTCGTTTGTATTTACTGGATTTGAGTCCACTCTACCTAACTGGCAGATTGGTTATGTTGGCGCTGTCTTGATGATTGCTGAATTAGTAAGCACCAAGCCTAAGTCAATGACCAGAGTATCTGGCTATAACTCTATTTCAATCTAAGGAGAATTAGTCATGGCACTCGGTTTAAATAAAATCCTCATTGCAGGTACTTATGCAAATACGCCAAGTTCGTATTTTCAAAACGCTTCAAACATCGCTGCAACCACCCTTGGAAATGTCGTACCTGCTGGAACTTATCTAGTAGTTGGCGCAACCAATGTGGTTATTCAGACTGTTACCAGTTACAACTCTACTTCTAATGTGGCTACATGGTCAAATGTGTATCCGATTAACTCAGGTGGCATGGTAATTTCTGACGGTGTGAACGTGCAGTTATTGGCAACTACTAACGCTACAGTGCAATTAGTGACTGTAAATGGTGGTTCTCCTGTATCTGGCACTTTTAACAGTTAAGGGGCGATAAATGGCTAATCCTGATTCAGTATCACAGTTTTACCTTGATTCATTCGGGAATGGTCGTATTGCTGTTAAGCAAGCTACAGCATTTAACACGACAGGGAACGCTACCGTTACTGGTATTACCCTGCCGTTGTTAGGTGGTGGCTTAACTAATGCTAATGCAACCGTTGGATCTGGTGGCGTTATTGTTCGTAGAATTACTGTAAATAATCCAATTGGGAATATCTCAAATGTGGTTATTTCTGTAACTACTAGCTCTGACGGCAACATTTCTAACGCTGTAGTAGCAAATACAACGCTAACCAATTTGACAGGCGCTGGTATTTACCAAGACCTTACAATTGCTAGTCCGTATAACAGCAGTTCTGCTATTACTGGTTTTACAACCCAAGCTCTATATGTCAATGTGAACACTGGTAGCGGTAATGTCGCTAACACTGCAACCATTGCTGTATTTGGCGATGTCGTGAGTTTCTAAATGTCAAATATCTTCGTAACCAATCGTTCTGACAAAAAGCTAAAAGATGGCTTTGCGGGAGTGTTCTATAGTTTTCCTAAAGATGAAACTGTAGAGATTCCACAAGAAGTAGCTCGTCACATTTTTGGTTATGGAGATGACAACAAAGAGCCTTATTTGGCAAGGTTAGGGTGGATCATCTCTCAAAATGACTTGGAAAAAGGCATGGAGCTTTTATCCCAGTGGGAGATTTCTACCCAACCCCCAAGCAAGAACCAATCGTTATCCCCGTTGGTGGAAAGAGTACCCCTCCCAACCTCTAGGAAGGGCGGGGGAAAAGTCCTTCAAGCGGTAGCATGAGTTATGGTCAATAAATGGCAACGCTTAATTCGTACATTACGGAAGTCCGTAGGTTACTGCATGATGCTAACGGGAATTTCTATAGCGATTCGCAGTTAACCGATTACATTAACTCTGCCAGAGAAAGAGCTGTCAGAGATACTGGATGCTTGCGTGAAATTGTTATTACGCAAACTCCATGTCAAGTCGCACCCACAGCAACCATTGGTGGTGTAACGCCATCAAATCCTACCGCATGGGTAGCTAATACAGCCGTTACTTTAAACAGTTTTGTATTTTCAAATATTTTTATTTATCAATACACTACTGCGGGAACTTCAGGATCTACTGCTCCCGCTTACCCTGCTAGTGGCACAAACAATTACAGCAATTACCCTCCAACAGCTCCCTTTGCAGACGGGTCAGCCCAATTGACTTATGTGGGTAATTGCGAGAACATTAGCTATGCAGCTTTGACACAGTTAATGGGGTCATCCCCATTGTCACCAAGCTCTGGAAACACAGTCTTAGACATTATCAACATCAATCTGTACTGGGGTAATACTCGTGTACCGATGGATTACTTAGCTTGGAGTGACTTCAATGCACGATTAAGATTTTGGCAAAACTATATTGGCAGACCATTGGCTTTTAGTATCTATGGTCAAGGACAGATCTATTTAGGACCAGTACCAGATCAAATTTATCAAATTGAGATTGATTGCGTAGTCTTGCCTAATCCATTGTCATTAAACACGCCAGCAGTAACGGATGTCATTAACGATCCGTATAGCACTATGGTTAAGTTCTACGCTGCTTATTTAGCTAAATACTATGAACAAAGTTACGGTGAAGCTGAGATTTACAAGCAGGAATACAGCAAGCAAGGCGCAAGTGTCATTAACAGCACCTTTACTCGTAGGATTCCTAGCGTTTACAGTAGTCCTTACTAATCATGGCAGCAGCCGAACAGAAAAAGTCATATCAGGTTGTTAAGGCTTTTAAAGGTCTTAACACTAAAGCAAACCGCACTGCAATTGATGAAAATGAATTTTCTTGGATTGAAAATGCTCAACCAATTGGATCTGGCAACATTAAAATTACTCCTAATAGCGTTGCGGTTGAAGATAATTTTAATGTAGCTGTTTCATTTTCTAATGAGGTTGTTTATCTTACTTCATGTAATTTGGGCGTTTCAGATTATGTAGTGGGATTTTTAGCAGATGGATCAGCCCAATATTTTAATATTTCTAATAACACCACAGGAAATGTAGCGCCAGCGGGGACTTTTTCTACTGTTGGTGTTTCTGAACTTTATCCTATTAACACCACTCAGTGGTACAACGATAGGATGCTTATTCTTGACCCAGACAAGGGATATTTTACTTGGGATGGTAATGCGGTTATTAGCGTTGGATCAGTAGGGGTTATTGGTGTTACCAATAACGGCACTGGATATACTACTGCTCCTACTGTAGTTATTTCAGGATATGACCAAACTGGCGGTGTTCAAGCTAATGCGGTAGCTAGTTTAACTAGCGGTAGCAATACGGTTAATTATGTTTCTTTGGTAAATGGTGGTTCAGGATACACCAACGGAGCTAATTTATCCGTTACTTTTAGTGGTGGCGGTGGATCAGGCGCTTCTGCAATAGCGGGGATTACTAGCTTTGCTACTGGCACAGTTTATGTCAATGTAATTTCTGGTGGTTCTGGCTATACCGATCCTGCCAATACAATTGTGACTATTTTGGGTGGAGGTGGCACAGGAGCAACAGGCACACCAATTGTATCTGGCAATGCCGTTACTCAGGTCATTATGACCAACAATGGTACGGGATACACTAATTCTGCCAACATTACGGCAACGGTATCAGGTGGTGGTGGATCGGGCGCTGTTTTAACTGCGCTTATTAACACTCAAAAAAATGTCGCAATAGAGAGCTTTTCAGGTCGTGTTTGGATTGCCCAAGGGCGAACTATCTACTACAGCGCTGCGGGATCGTATAGTGACTTTACAAGCGTTTCTGCGGGATCTGTAACATTAACGGACAGCACACTTCATGGCAACATACAGCAACTTCTTTCTGCTAATAACTTTTTGTATATTTTTGGTGATGATTCCATCAATGTATTTTCGGATGTCAGGGTTACTACTAGCGGTACTACTTTATTTACTAATACCAATGTAAGCGCATCAGTAGGGACTAAGTTAGCGTATGCTATTTTTCCTTATTTTAGATCAGTATTATTTATGAATAACTACGGGGTATATGCCCTTGTAGGATCTACCACTAGCAAAATATCTGATTCGCTTGACGGAATGTTTCCGAATATTGACTTTGCCACCGAAGAAACTACTGCTGGACAGGTGCTTTTAAACAACATTTTGTGCGCTGCGTTTAATTTTAGGTACTACGATGCTGAATTTACCAAGTCATATCGGTACATTCAAGCGGTGTTTTTTGAGAAAAAATGGTTTATTACTAGCCAAGGTGACGATATGTTATATGTCGTTTCCGTGCCTGTAAGTGGGATTATCAATATGTACGGTGTGCGAAATGATCGTTTATATCGTTTGTATCAGGATTCGCAATCGGCAATTACCAGTCGTATTCAGACTGCATTAAATCCAATGGGCGATCCAATTCGGACCAAGCAAGCCCTCAAATTTGCTATTGAGGCTACGGTCACTTCGGGCGTAGAAATAAATGTCACAGTAGATTCTGAATCGGGCGCTAGTCCTGTTTACACGCTTGGAAATTACATTACTTGGTATAACACATCTAACACTACCATCCCTTGGATTAACAACAGTTCTACTGTAATATCTTGGGTAGGTGGTACAGGGTATGAACTGTACAAGTCAGATGCGCAACAATGGGGTAAATATTTAGGGTTGACACAAACTTCAAACTCAGCAGGTTTTGTGGTCAATACATTTGAATTTGAACATGAATTGAGAGTGAGGTTCTAAATGGCTGGAGTTCCGTTTGTCTTTGGTAATGCTACAACGAGCATACCTTTAAGTAACCTAGATGCTGACTTTAATACGCCAGTAACCATTGGGAATACTACCGTTGGTTTAGGAAACACTGTTACCACGCTTGGTAATGTCACATTAAACAATGTCACAATCAATAGCGGTTTACTTTCAACTGCAACAATTCCGACTGCTAATGGCACAGTAATGATTAGCGGTAATATGCCAGCGTTTAAAGCATATTTAAATGTCAATCAATCTTTAACTACAACAACCTTTACAAAAGTCACATTAAATACTAAAGTTTTTGATACTAATAACAATTTTGATTCAACAACCAATTATCGTTTTACACCTACTGTGGCTGGGTATTACAAAATTTCTGGAAATATTAGTATTGCAGCTTCTACTGGAGCAACAAGAGTTTTAGTTCTTATATACAAAAATGGTAGTGCAGTAGCACAATGTGATGGCTACCCATTAGCTGGTGGTGGTGGTGCAAGTACAAGTGTTGATATTCAAATGAATGGTTCAACAGATTATCTTGAATTGTATGCTTATGTAACCGCAACAATCCCTATTTTGTACGGATTAAACGAATCACTTTGCTTTATGAGTGGTTCTATGACAAGGACTAGCTAAAATGACATTACCTGAAAAAATCATGGCTCTATATCCTAGCCTTACACAACAGGATTTCTCAACTGTAATCACACTACAAAACGATTCAGACGGCAAAGGCGATTACATTGCTAAATGGGAACACCCCACATTGGCTAGACCAACGCAAGAACAACTAGATGCGGTGCAATAATGGGAATTAACGCCTTCTGCAAAACTGGCAACACCATTACTTTTACGGCTGGTGTTGTTGCTCCCACGCCTGTTCAAGTGTCATCCACTACTTTAGGTGGCAATCAGTATCGGATTATCAATGCTGGATCAACGCTAGTATTTTTGGGTTATGGCAACGATGCTGCAACTGCTAATACTGCTTCAGCCAATGTAACCAGTACGGGATTAGCTTTCCCATTGTTAGCGGGTACAGATGAGATTCTGACCTTTGCTCCCAATGCTTACTTTACTGGCACAAGTACGGCTAATGCCGTTGTGTACATTACCCCTGGAGATGGTTTGTAGATCATGTTAAAGACCGTAAACATAGGTGGTAGTACTACTAACGGTACAGTAACCCAGATTAACGCTGGTACTGGAATCAATGTAAGCCCAAGCCCAATTACGGGTAATGGCACAGTATCGCTTGCTAATACTGCGGTAACGGCTGGAACTTATGGCAATGCCACTATCAACGGGGTATTTACGGTTGATGCTCAAGGTAGATTGACTAATGCTGCCAATGTGGTGATTAGCGGTACTTCTCCTGGCGGTGTTGCGGGTGGCGATCTTACTGGTACATATCCTAGCCCTACTTTAAATACTAGCGGTGTAGCTGCGGGTGTTTACGGCAATGCAACCACTGTTGCACAAGTTACCGTTGATGCCAAAGGCAGAGTAACAACGGCAGCAAATGTGGCAATTGCTATTGCTAACACAGCTATTACGGGTGGCAACATTACCCTTGGTAACACTACCGTTGGTTTAGGCAACACAGCTACAAGCCTTGGAAACCTTACTTTAGCTAATGTGACCATTCCTAGCGGTACGATGAATGTCACTATTGTTAATCACACTTCAAACATAGCTGCAAACGCTACATTTAGCTCTGCAACCATGATGCTAATTCCCGCTAACTATTTAATCATTAACTTAAATGGTGTTAATGTCAAAATCCCTTACTACTCGGTCTAACTAATGGACAGTCAATTCTTGTTTAATATTGTTACTACCCTAGCGGGAACGCTAGTAGGATGGGTTCTCAAGGTCTTATGGGATGCTGTGCGAGATCTTCGTGATGATGTCAAAGAGATTGAAAAAGGCTATGTAATGAAGGATGATTACCGTATTGATATTGCGGAGATCAAGGGAATGTTAGCTAGAATCTTTGATAAGCTCGATACCAAGGCTGACAAGTGAATTTAAGGTCTAAAAACAATCCAACTTATGTATCTTGGCGATGCTTAGTAGGTCGTTGCACAAACCCGTCTTTTGATAATTACAAACGATATGGCGGTGTTGGGATTACTTTAAATCCAGAATGGTTAGACTTTGAAAAGTTTGTTTTGGACATGGGAAACAGACCCGAAGGCAAAACACTTGATCGTATTGATACAACAAAGAACTATTCAAAAGAAAATTGTCGTTGGGCTACCCCAAGTGAGCAACAATCTAATAGAAAATGCGCTATGTTGCTTACTTATGATGGAATTACTAAAAATTCTAGGGAATGGGCTAGGGATTTAAATTTAGCTCCTGGAGCTGTGTGGATGCGTATTAAAAATGGTTGGTCTGTTAAAAGAGCTGTAACAACTCGGAAGGCAGGGTAAAGCTATCAATATGGAGATCCTCTCCATTGTTAAATTTGGTGATCCTGAATCACTAGGAGAATTTTTGTTTGAAAATGGCACTCAACACCTATTATTTTGGGAAAACTTAGCGGATCAAGGGCTTTTATACCCTAAATTCCCTATTACAGATGCCAATATTGAGAACCTAGATGACTGGTTATTGGCTCATCAAGTAGAACATCAAGCCCTTGCAAGCTATTTAGGTTTGGAAAATCCTTTTAATATGCTAGATGTAGATTTTAATAAAGAGGATCAATTTTACGATTGGATTGGTACACATTTAACAATACATCAGCAAATTGCTGATTCTTTAGGATTAACATAATGATTCCCACCCCCCAAAAAAATCAGGTTTCTGCACCGCAACAAACACAACCAATAAATTCGGATGTAATGAATTTGATTTCTGGTAAAAAACCAGAATCAAGCTCACCTGTGTTGCAAAAGTGCAAAGATGATTTAAAAAAAATTATGCAGCAACATGGAATTTCTGCCGATGTGTTAATTCGTGCGGGGAAAATGGCTGAAAGAGCATTGCAAGACAAAAAAGAATACCCCATGATGATTGAAATGGCGGTCAAAGAAGGCTTGATTCAACCTGAAAATATTAAAAAAGGTTTTGATTACCGATTAGTTGCTAGTGGTATTTCTGCGGGAAGATTAGCAGAACAAATCAAACAAGAAGGCGGTGTATGAAGATTTCACGCTTATCTAATGACCAATTCAATTTATTTTATGAACTTGTTTGTTCTATGATTGCCGAATCGGAATTTGATAAAGCCCTTCCCGACAAAAATCAAATCTATTTAATGACTTTGATGCCTAATTTAATAGTGTTTTTAGCGGAAAAAGACAATAAACTAATTGGTTTTATTGCGGGAATAACACAAAAATATTTTTTTAGTGACCGTATGAAATCTACTGACATGGGATTTTTTGTATTGCCAGAGTACAGGGGGTCATCTGCTGCCATTAGATTAGTTCAAGCATTTGAAAAATGGTCTAAAGATCAAGGTGTAGAAGATATTTGCTTTGGACAAACTACTGCAATAGACATTGAAAAAACCCAACGATTTTATACGCATTTAGGCTATAAGACAGTAGGATTTAATACAGTTAAACATTTACATTAAGGAGCTGTTATGTGCGGAGGCGGAGGCGGATCAGTTGATGTTTTACAAGTAGTCGAAATAGTTGCCATTGTTGCGGTAGCCATAGTCGCTCCTGAAATAGCTCCTTTAATTGGTACTGAAATGGGATTAACTGGAGCTGCTGCTACTGCTGCGGGATACGCCACTATTGGCGCAAGTGAATCGGCAATAATTACTGCTGCTAACGGTGGTAATGGAGATCAAATCGCTAACGCTGCTTTAATTGGTGGCGCTACTGGAGCTATTGGCGGTGCTTCTGCTCCTTTAGCTGGTCAATTATCTGAATCTGTAGGTCCTGAAGCAGCTAGTATTATTGCTAACGCTGCTACGGGCGCAACAAAATCAGTCGTTTCTGGCGGAGATCCTTTAGCTGGAGCTGCGGGTGGTGCTGTAGGCACTGGTATTGTTGAAGCTGCTAACGCAGGAGATGTTGGTACTTCATTGTCAAAAGCTGTTGGTGGGGCTGCTGGTGGTGCAACGGTAGCTTCATTAACTGGAAAAGATCCTACCGCTTCTGCTGCTTTATCTTTTCTGACCAATTTGGCTTCTGGTGTTTATGATTCAACAAAAACACCAACAACTACTACTGCGGGAATTGATCCTAGCGTACCTCAATATGCTCAAAATGTAACCGTTCAAGGTATTCAAAGTGATGGTAGCTATTCAAATTTAATGGGATCTCCAGTTCCTAATACCCCACCTGATGAAGCAACATTAAAAGATTGGTTAAATTCAGGGCTAATTAGTTCATCAGACTACGATAAAGGTATTCAATTAGCGCAATCAGTAGCAGGTCAAGGAGATTACATTACTCTTAGCCCACAAATTATAGATCCAAGCATATTAAACACAATTTCTAAGCAATCTAAAAGCTCTGGAGGCGGAGCTACTCCTGGGAATATAAATACTTCCGCAACTCAATCTGGATTTGGCGTAACTCCTGGATCTGGAAAAGGTGTTGCCACCCCTGGATCTGGCAGTGGCGGTGGTGGATCGGGTAGTGGGGGAGGCGGTGGTGGATCGGGTGATGGAGAAGGGGGAGATTCAGGATATACTCCCGCACCAGGTATTAGCACCATTGGTAATATTTTAGGATCGCAATCAGTTGTTGGCGGTAATGGAGGGGCTTCAAGTTCATTATCATCAGCATTATTGGGTGGTTCTCCAGCAGATAATCCAGCCAACGCTACGGGAGAACCTACTCTATTAAGTGATGGCAAGCGAAAAGATGTTTGGAATTTAGAATCATTACGGGGAGCATTGGGAGTATAAAATGGCAAAAATTGAACAAGCACTTAAAACAGATTTACCCGCATTAGCACAAATGCTACGGGCTAAAGGGCGTGGTAAAGATACTATGCTTGCTCACATTACGCCTAAAGAAGCTGCCCTTCTTAAAAGACGGGGTGGATCAGGTAGTGTTAACCCTGATACTGGACTTCCTGAGTATGAAGATTCAGGCTCTTATGATTTCAGCCCTCCAGAACCCGCT